GGGTAGTAGAAAAGGGAAGCAGTTTGTAAAGCAACCTAAATCTATTGCAGCAAAAACAAGAGCATATAGGAGAGTAACATGAAACACGGAATGAAAATGAAGCCTAAGACTAAGAAAGCAAAGAAACAGGCAGCTACAGCTATGGCTATGAAGAAAGCTGGTAAGAAGCCTAAGATGAAGAGTTACTAATGCCTTTTAGTAAATACTCTAAAAAACAGAAAGGTCTTGCTGCTATGTATGGTGATAAAAAGAAAATAACCAGAGGCGACATCATCATGGCAGCTAAGAAAAATAAAAAGAAAAAGAAAAGGAGCTAGTATGTTTGAACAAATACTTGATCGTTGGGATCGTTTAAACAAAAAAGGAAAAGGTATTGTTATTGCTATTTTAGTTGTTGCTATAATAGCTATTGCTAAAGCTGTATGACACAGCAATACGCACAAGACGAAATATCTTTTCAAGATCGTATGAGATTAAGAAAGATAGTAAAGAAAGTGCATTTTGCACACTATCCAAAAGATCTTATTACAGATAAAGAAGCAGATCTGTTTATAGAATCATTACTACCTGAAACTATTTATAAGTTAATCAAAGCTGGTATTGATTCCAATAATGTGTGAGTGGACTAGATTATAAAGCACCTGGAGAAGTTATCAAAACCTTTATGAAGGATGATAGCTTCTTTAGAGGTGTACGAGGTCCAGTAGGATCAGGTAAATCAGTATCTTGTTGTATAGAAATATTTAGAAGAGCTGCCAAACAACAAGCATCACCTGATGGTAAAAAGAAATCAAGATGGGCAGTAATCAGAAATACAAACCCTCAGTTAAAAACTACTACCATGAAAACATGGTTAGATTGGTTTCCAGAAAATATATCAATGATATAGAGTTAGAAGTTATATTTTTAGCATTAGATAGACCAGAAGATGTAAAGAAACTACTATCATTAGAACTAACAGGAGTATGGATTAATGAAGCTAGAGAGATTCCTAAATCTATTGTAGATGCTTGTACTATGCGTGTAGGCAGATATCCAGCAGTTAAAGATGGTGGACCTACATGGTATGGTGTTATAGCAGATACCAACGCACCAGATGAAGATCATTGGTGGTCTATTATGTCAGGAGAAGTACCAGTACCAGATCATATGAATCAAGAAGAATCATTGATGTTAGTTAAGCCTGACAACTGGAAGTTTTTTGTACAACCACCTGGAATGATAGAACTAAAAGAAGATGATAAGATCAAGGGGTACGACATCAATACGACAGCTGAAAATATTAAAAATGTTACAGAAAATTATTATCCCAATATTATTAGGGGTAAATCAAAGTCATGGATAGATGTCTATGTACTTAATAGATTAGGAACAATCGAAGATGGTAAGTTAGTATATGGTTCTTTTAGAGAAGATACACATATTGCTAGTGAAGATATACAGTTTGCAAACACTACAGTATACATAGGTTTAGACTTTGGACTTACACCATCAGCTGTGTTTGGTCAAAAGCTACCTGATGGTAGATGGATAATAAACCATGAGTTAGTTTGTTTTGATATTGGTACAGTAAAGTTTAGTGAAATGCTTAAACATGAAATAATAAAGCATTGTGCAAACAGATGAAACTACTCCTTTTCAGATACTTAGACAGCAAGGTATCCAAGCCTTTCCAGCTCCATCAAATGATGTATCTCTACGAATAGAATCAGTAGAAGCTGCATTAAATAGGATGGTTGATGGTAAGTCTGGTTTCTTACTATCGCCATCCTGTAAACAACTAAGAAAAGGCTTTCTTGGTGGATATCACTATAGAAGAATACAAGCATCAGGTGAAAGGTATGAAGATAGACCAAACAAGAACAAATACTCCCATGTCCATGATGCACTACAATATTTGATGCTAGGTGCTGGAGAAGGTAGATCTTTGACAGTAGGATCACAAAAACCAGCTGTTACAAATGTTTACAGTTCTTGGGATATATTTAATAGAAATAGTATGAATAAACGAGGTAAATGGGATATTTTTCGAAAGAATGGTTAGTATTCTTTTATGATCCACCTAATGAAGAGTGGTATCACATATTTAGAAAAAAGGGCATGGCTCATTGTGGAGCTTGTTATTATGATACCCAAAAAGGTGTATGGGTTGTTTTAGAACATATACACAAAAGACTAGATGTATCTATTTTACAAGGTGATGAAGTAGATAGAGTATTTGGATATATACTATCAAACAATGGTACTTTTCTAAAAACTAAAAGATTCAAACATAAATGGAGATTATTCCAAGCAGCATGGTTACGAGAACATAGTTGTGTCACAATAGTTATGAGGTTGATTGGAATAAATAGATTGATTATTACGCCTTTTCAGTTATATAAATACTTAGTAAAGAATGGAAGCACTAAATGGGCATTTTTAGAACACCAAAATACAAACCAGATCCAGAGCTAGAAAAAAGGCTCAAAGAAGAAAGAGAAGAAGCTGAAAGACAAAAAGAAGAGCTAGAAGCAAAAGATAAAAGATTTAAAGAAAGATTTGCAAAAGGTATTATTGGTCAAAGAAGTTTATTTAGTAGAGCAAGTGGACAAGGTTTTTACACAGATGGAGAACAAACATAATGGTTGAAACTAACTCATCAATGTTACCAACATCAGGTAAAAGAAAAACAGTTATGCAAACTGAAATGGATGATGGTAGAATAGCTATAAATATTATGGGATATTCTTTATTTGCAGCAAAAAAATTAGATAAAGATCAAATAGCTGGGGTAAGAGAAGAATTAAGTAAATTGGATTCACTAATACAAAAAAGAAAAGATGAAGATTTATCTGATGAAGAAAAACAACAATTACGAAGTATAGCTATGAATTTAGGCAAAACATATAAAATTAGTAATATTACAAGTCGTGATGTATCTATGATAGTTCCAAATATAGAAAAAGGTGTAAAGGTACAAAAAAAGTAATGGGAGCTAGTACATCAGCATCATCTAGTAAAGATCCTAATTTTAGTATGGCTGCCTCTACTGGTGGTACACCAAATATTATAAATCAAAATGCAAAGATAAAAAGAGCTGGTA